GACTTGCCACCCATTACGACCACTGCATACTGTTCGTTTAGTTCACGGAGGTTGGGATCGATAGCATCTTCTCGTGCCCGCTCGATCTGTCGTAAGGCATAGCCTTCTGCATTACGACCTTTGTCTATGACAGAAGATGATATTTGGAAGTCGGGATCGGTTATGATAGAATAGATGGTATCGTTATCAACATCGGCTCGTACCAATTCGCAACATACGAAGAATAGAGCTTCGCTGCGAGAGGGGAACCGATTAATGTTATCGGGATCAGTGCCTTGTACAATAACCACCTTGCACAAGTCGCTGACTTTCTCTGGTAAATCGTTTACATCGTCTATGCGAGGAATGTTACCAGAGACATGAATACGCTTTGTATTGCCAAAGCCTTTTTGTTCTGTCTGTACTGCTGGTGCTGGTGTGAAGGTAGAAAGTTGATAGATACGATCATCATGCCATTCTATTAGCTCAGCAAGAGCTTCGGTTCGTCCCTTCTTTTTCTTCTTAGCATCAGGACGATTAATAGTACCAGGCAAACGCATAATGCGGTCCACGTTGTGACAATTATCTGCACCAAAGGCGAGTTCGAGTGCCTGGTTGTATCGCTTAGCGTCTTCAAAGAGTGCTTCCTCCCCGTTAATCTCCTTCGGCTCCAAGAGTTTCCAGAATCCTTGATATCCGCCTCCGCTAAACACAATAACAGTTGGAGCAGGGATATTATTAGGTGGATTCTGTAAGATGTGTAAAGCTCGTTTTCGTTCTTCATCTATATCCTCTCCCACCCTGGGATCTATATCGACATGAAGCCAATCGAGCGATTTAACATCTTCTCGCATTGGCTTTTTATTTACTGGATGTATTGTTGGGTTTACGGAGAAATAGATATTACGATTTTTACCATATTGCTCCAACCACTTCTTGACTTCCTCAGCATTCGTAAAGGTCTGAGTGTCTATGCTCTTTTTATCAAGCGTGATGGCCGTCAGAACCCATGGTCCATCAGGACACCACTTTTGTAAAAACTCTATAGATGCATTATAATTTGGCTGCATATGTTAATGCCTTAATGAGTTCCATCTCTGAAGGGCTTATTAATCGTCTATGAGCATGATCACATAACTCCTGTCTAGTAGATGTGCCAAGGACATCGGCAGCAATGCTGCCCTTAAATATCAACCACTCTCGTCCGCACTGCAAGATCACCCATGCAACTCCACCATGAGCTTCCCGCTTACGAAGCCATACCCGCTGCTCCGCTGTTAACTCATGATCGAGTCGCACAGGTGTTTCTGGTCGTTTTGGCCATGATCGAAGCCATTTACATTCAATCCAACCTTCAACATAATTTATATCCGGTGTTCCAGGACCAACCTTGTTCTCAACAGAAACAGCATGCAGGGAACGAAGCGATCGTATTAATCGCTGACGCATACCGCTTTCAGACAAGTTTGATCAAGCCTCTCACATTATCGTACCGCAAGTCTCGTTTAGCATGACCAACCGTATGGCCATCCTTCTTGCACAATTCCACATATTCGCTGGCCAGCATTCCATCTTTGTAAAACGGAAAACGTGCAGCTGCGGCACCACGCTTCACATATTCCGGTTCCAACAGACGAATAACCTTATCACCGGTCTCCTTGAGGAGAGCCATGATTTTGGCCACTGCCGACTTGCGATCGGAGAATCGCGACACTTTCTTGACATCCTCGTACCTCTGGGCAATCGCATTGTAAATGCGAGCCAGATCTTTCAGAGTCAGTCCATCCAAACCATTGCCATTACTCATCATTGTACTCCTAAATCATACTCTGTCAATTCAACACCAGCTTCTTTCAAAAGCTCCTTAGTTACTTTAATATCACTTGCCCATCGGCTGAGTATGTCGCCAGAAGGCAGCGGTGCCACTACACGTTTTATTCCTGCTTGAATCAAATGAATCGTACAAGCGTTGCAAGCAACGAACGGATAACAGTATATAGTAAATCCATCCACAGAGCAAGGAGCATTATGCAATGCGTTCATTTCACTGTGAACCGTTAAACTATATTTCACTTGCCGATCATTTAATCTCTCAGCTGTGTCACAAATATCCCTGGGGAACCCATTATAGCCCAGGGAGACGATGGTGCGATTTGGCCGCACGATTACCGCACCGCACTTTGTGCTGGGATCTTTGGACCAGCTGGCGATTGTTTTGCACAGGTCCAAGAATCTTCGGTCCCACTTCTCGTTTAATAAATTGCCCATGATACAATTTCCACTTTACCCTTCATAATAGCCAATCCATTCACAATTAGATTCAGACTCTTATCGTCGCAGGACACATGCGGTGTCCATGACTTGGGAGTGTATTGTGTAACCCACGGTGGCCAGATCGTCATATTCGCCACCATCTTGTCCTTGTCAAAACTATCTACAGGTGGTCGCAGAACTCGTATGTCTTTTCGATACCCAAACCAGTCCACTCGATCAAGCACAAGGGGAAATTGATGCTTATCGCTGGCTTGATGGAATTTATTTTCCGTCTCCATGATTAAGATGGCTAGGTCTTTGGGAGCCAGATTCTTGTAATAATGGAGCGTTAAATGTAGATCATTACGATCTTGAAACCGTAATGCTGTATAATAATTACGATGATTCATAAGCTCTTCGTCAGCCTTTCTTCTCATGATGCTTTGCCCCAACTCGGTCCTAAATCCACATCCACCTTGCTAGGAACAACCAGTTCCATACAATTTCGCATAATGTTAGCAATGCCCTCTGCATGCTGTTTACTTTCTACTGTTTGATCCACTTCATCGTGAACTTGCAATTGTACTTTATAACCGGCTTCATCCAACATGACCATAGCTTCTTTAGTCTGATCCGCAGACGAACCTTGAATCAACCGGTTAAGAGCTTTATGACACCAATCATATTTACCAGTCACCTCATCCTTCGGGAAACGACACCGACGACCGGCCACAGTCTTAATGTAACCAACACGCTGTGCCTTACCAGTAGCCATTTCAGCTATTTTCTTCACGAAAGGCACTTGCCTATTAAACTGGTTTAAGATAGCCTGAGCCTCATCACCAGCCACTTCGATGTATTTACCCTGCCGATTCGTTATCCACTTCGTGGGCAAGCCAAGATCACGAGCCAGCTTCGCTCCACCCATCCCGTAACATAAGCCGAGAAAGATAATCTTCGCATTGGTACGATGTTTCTTAGATGGTTCCTCGTCATCCCCATAGCCATAGATCATACGAGCCATCATCGTATGGTTATCGGCATTTGGATCATTGCAATATTTATCCGCTGCCATCGATGCTCCTGGGCATTTGGCCAAGACAGCAAAGTGCACCAGCATGCGAGGTTCTTGCTGACTGTAGTCGCAGGAAGCCCAGAGACCACCTTCGTCCGGGACATAGATCGACCGCCACATGGGAGCAAAGTCATCTCTTGATGGCTGCTGCTGCAGGTTGGGATCGGTACAGGATAAACGGCCATAACGTGCCCCCTGATCCATGCCAGTGTTATCGTCTGTTTTGCGTAACTGATTAAATGTACAATGAATCCTACCATTCACAGCATGTTCTCGTACGCTATTGGCAAAGGTGGTTCGTAGTTTATTTACTTTACGAGCACGCTCCAAGGCAGTGGCTACAGGGTGATTTATTGTATTGAATAAGTTCTTGTCGATCGAAGGTTGATTTGTCTTTGGTGTTTTTGGCACTTCTATGCCGATAGCTGTTAGAGCCTTGGCTAGTGGTTCAGGCTTCCACACATCTCCCACGGCGATACGAACACCAGTGTCTTGATATACTTTCTCAAGACATAAGGCTTCTTGTTCTTCTGACCAGCGTTCTACTTCTTCTAATTTCTTAAAGTCGATTCGTATGCCACGTCTCCGCATTTTTACGAGGACAGGTAGCACTCGACTTTCAAGATCATACACTCTCCATAAATCTTGCTCATCTATTTCTCGTTCTTGTCTACGTAACAATTGTAAAGGGAGAATAGCATCTTGTACAGCATAACCCCCAACATAACGAGCCGGCAATTTCCACATATCATTCTTAGGATCAATCCCCCAATCACTGGCAGCTTGTCTAAGAAGAGATTCGTCTTTGCCTGGTATTCCTCTTCGAGTTGCAATAGCATCAAGAGAATAGGATTCTTGAAGCTCATCGAGAAGAGGCTCTGCAATTTGGCAATCACGAAACCATTTCACCGAACGAAATATGATTTTTTCTTCCGCTAAGAAGTCCAGATCATACTGCATTCCGGCTCCACATAATATGCCCTTATATAGTTTAGCTTGGTCACGGAAGTATTGCAGAGCGTGTTCTGGATCAGCTACATTGTCTCCACCATAATGTCGTAAAGGAACATAATGAGATGGCCCATCTTCTATCGCAAAGGAAACCCCCACAATATATCCCCCACGTCTCACTCCTGGACCGAGCTTCTTTAGCAAAGGATCATAGGTCTCTATATCTATGGAGACTCTCTTAGCTTGGTCCCAGCTTGGTAAATCAGAGACCTTGGGTGGCTTCCAGTCGCATTCCGGCTGGAATAAAGGTAGTTGTATGCCACCGGTCATAATACAGTCTCAATTGTGCCAAGGTCATGAGGGATAGTGGTGTCACGGACAAAGGGAACCATCCATGTGAGATTCTGCATAATGTCTAAAGGCAGAACCGTCATCTCAACACCAGAGTAAGCTAATCGGAAAATCGATACCACTTCATCAGTTAAAGTCTTCACCCGTTGTACAGCATCGGTGCTCTTAGCATAAAAGAAGTGAACCTCACATTCTGATTGTGGATGTTTCAGAACACAGAATTTATGCCAATCTGTGTGTAAAACACCAGTCTCTTCTTCAAACTCTCGAACCATTGTTTGTGTTGGTTGTTCTCCCTCTTCGATGTGACCACCTACACCATTCCATTTACCAATCACACATTCTGGTCCATGACGCTTATGAATAAGCACCAGCCTATTCATGGAATCATCAAACATTAAACCAACAACATACTTAACCATGGCAACTCCTATCCCCATCCAATAACTCGTTTAACAAAATGAACCTGATAGCCTTTACCATCCTTAGCAAATCTAGATTCTTTACGAATTTGCACACGAATCCTGAATGGATTTGTATTCGGCACACCAATTGTATCTTTACCAAGCACCAACACATCCCCACCAATCATCCGCATATGCTTATGTAGATATGCCAACAACATGCCGGGGGCATGCTTGGTTATAGCGTCCTTTGTGGCTTCCAGTATAGCAGTCTGAAATTCCACATACTTTTGATCTTCTTTACTCAGTTCCGATGTTTCGCTCATCATTGTCTCGATGTACAGGATTAATTCCCTTTGCCCGTATTTCTGCCTCAATCAACATGAGGTAACGACGTAGATCTCGAATGTCATCAATCACACCTTCCGATCGTTGATCTTCCAAAACGGCTCGGAATATATCGTGATTAAACTTCGGCATGGTGTTATCCAACCTATCAAACTTACGAGCCATAATCATATAGGCTCCGGCTCCACCACGCTTCTTCCAACTATTGCCATAAGACTTATGAGCCACTTTTAAGCCATCAGCATCCTCTTTGGCAATCGCATCAAGGTGATTGAGATAATCGTCCTCACCATACATGTGATCATTTTGTTCCATCTTGGTCATTAGCTATACTCCGTAACAAATTCTCAAAAGATTTATGTTCAGTTTGTTGTAATGGCCCGTTCGCTATTACAAACTTTATTCCATGAACCCACCAACTTAGCATGAACGCCATGCCAAAATCAAAGTAACCACCCTCTGTTAATTTACCATTAAGCAACCAGACATGAACTTCATCTCGATAACTAAGATGCCGCATGAATTCACGATGCTCGTGGCAAATACGAACACCACCGTCATCATTGAATTGATCCACACTTTCTGGTGGGTAATGAACTCTGTATCCCTGATCCTCTAGATCAGAGACATACTTGTCCATTAACTTCCGTTCTTCTGGTGGACAATTTCTTACTGGACATATTAAATAAACACTAGTCATCATGCTCCCGTTGTTTCTCTTCCCACCGATGATGCCGAATAAGCAACCAACACTTAGCTGCCTGACACCAATCTAAACTTGGATCCATCTTGCTAAGTTCCTTCTCCATGAGTTCAAATCTCTTAGGAGCCGGTGTCTGCTTATACACTCGTATAGCAGTAAGCATAGGAGCAGCCACCCTAAACAAGAATGAATCCCGAATACCAAGCACCAATCCTTCATCAAGGAAGATCTTAAGATCCTGCTGAAACTTATCGATGTCTCCCTTGGGCAATAGAGGAGTGGGCTTTACCGTTTGGCACTCATACGGATCGTTATACTTGTATTGCCCAGAGGGGAAGGCTCGCTCGGCCATGAGGTTCATCAGATCCTCGTGCTCTCGCAAATAGAGATGGAGATTGTTGCTGACCTGCCAATATCTACCAATAGGAACATCAATCCAACCGGCCATGAACTCTTGCAGAATGGACATGTGTACTGCGTTCGCTCCCAATGCTCCCCATACTGCATCATTGGAACGGTTGGTGACCATCATATCCAATTGACCTTCGTGATTGATGGAGAAGTAAATCTGAGTATTGCAAGGTAAATCCTTCGATGGTAAACCAAGATCATTCTTGGCATCCCATAGTTGAAGAACCTGGCGACGGCAAGTGTGATCCGCTTTAAGAGCATAAGCGATTCTGCTCAACTGATCATAGCCAAAGTGTTGTCTCCATCGATAACCGTAAGCACCTTGCAAAATCTTACCATCATCGGAAAAGTTAGCCATATTCTTCACAATGCTGACCGGAAAAGCCAAATCATTACGACCGGCCAACATCCAAAGTGATTCCATGAGATGGAAAAATGGATTCGCATCCCGTTCTTTACAAAAGAGCACTCGTTCTTCCGGCTTTTCATAAAGAATAGTGCATGGTTCCGGAATTTTCACCACCGGTCCATTACGACTGTCCATCCTTACTCCATGATGCTTCAAATGGTACATCACTTCTGGAAAGGCTTGACCAACATTACGTGCTTTTATTACTTGCATGCCTCATATTCCTTTAATAATCTTTTTGCTTCTGCAATTGTTTGACATTGATACGCAAAGTTCGAACACAAATTATCGCATTGACTATTTGGTGTTCCGCACACATGATTCGGTGGGTTTAACACACCGGTATTAACCACATCCAATAAGCCTAGCACAACATTTTTCCATTCTTCCATTAGCTTCGGAGTATGTACCGGTGAAGTCTTGCAACCAGCTAGTTCCTTTTCATTACATTTGAAACCAACCTCAGGAAAATAACAACCTCCATTGGCAACAATAGCTAAATACCAATCTGATTTTTCACCTTCAATATTAGTAAATATCCATTTAAGCATTTATTCTTTCCCATTCTCTCCACACTGGTTTTGCCATCGGCTCACCGCTGAGGGCTTTTCTTATTATTTTCTTATCGTTTGTATTTGGCAAAGGTAATGTCTCCTTGCCTTGTTTATCAGGCAAGAAACCAACCCGAAAACTAAGGTGATTGCAACCATTACATGGACCAAAGTCTCGTTGCTTATGGTAGAGCTTTCTTCTGGCTGCTCGAAAGTGTGGATGCTGCCATAAATCCTCTAGAGGCATATCGTGAATATTACCTATACGATATAAACCACGCCAATCATTACAGCAAAGAGCTACATTTCCATCCCATCGAAAAGACAATTCACGAAAAGGACGAGCACATCGTTTTTCCTTTGCGGAAAAATCCAATTCAGCACCGGCTCCACAATGATTACCAAAGATCTTTTTACCATGTGTGCCTTCACTGGTTATATTGATAGGAGCAAGAAACACGATACGTTTCTTCTTGCTACGTGTATGAGGATTGCCAGCTGAATCCTCTGGATACTTTAAGTAAGGTGTATTCCCTAATCGTTTCATAATTGCAGCGGACCAGGTAACACCTTCATACCGATCAATTGCAAGACAATCAATGCCTGCATCCAAAAGTTCCATGATCTTCTGCTTAGTTTTTGGTCGTAACCCATAACCATTAGTTGTAAGCAGAAAATAATTATCAGGAAGATGGGATCTAAAAATCTCTATGATCTTAACGAGATCAGGATGCAAAGTGGGTTCACCATGCATAGCAAATTCAATTCGTGAGGTCCACTTAAAGCATGCAATCTGTGCTGCTATAGTGGCAGCTGTATCCAGTGTCATATATTTATAATCACGTTCATTTCCACGAATACCATTTATGCCACAAAATGGACAACGCAAGGGACACCCTTCAACCGGTTCTACTTGCACGCTATAAGGAGGACTCTGTATTTCCGTCATAATGTTCCTTTATAAATTGTGTTATCTGTTCATCCGAATTGGCAGACCAGATAAGCACACCACTGGTATAACCTTCTTTCAAGCACCTGTCATCTATCATAACAAGGCCACTTTCTATTATAAAATCAATCAATTCCTGACCGATCATTTTTCCTCTGGCAGTTCTCGCTATGCGTCATTAAGGTCAAATGTTCCGGATTACAACATGCCGGATTAAAACACGTATGATCAACAGTCATTCCATCAGGAATCTCTCCATTGAATATAGCATACGAAACACGGTGCACTTGCCGTGCTTTACCATCGTACCAAATTTGGCCATAACCATCTTTATGATGTTTACAACCTTTCCAAATCCAACAGCCAGTATCTTTATCTATCTTGACTCCATTAACAAGTCGTCGTATCAAATCAAGATTAAAAAGCTGTGGAAGGTATTTCGCCGGTTTTAACTGCCCGCTCATAAGCCTTCTTCCAATAACAAATCACGTCCGTCCTTGTTCCTCCACCAAAGGAAGTCTTAGTCTTCTTTTGGACTACCTTTACCAAGCCAGGATGTAGATCCGCAAGCTCATGAGCATTAGCAGCCATCGCTTCTGGCTCCCGCACTGGTGACCCGCTCAATCCTCCAGCCATCCCTGATTCCTTCTGCCCCTGGGCATACTTGTAATACACTCGATTCTTACAGCCCAGGGAGAGGAGACGAAGGGTGAGATCGAAGTCCTCGCGATTATGCAATCGGTAACGAATACCGTGCTTGTTCAACACATCCATTCGAAGACCAATAAATCGTATGATACGGGTATTTTCTACCCAATCATCAAGCACTCGATTATTGCCTTCACGACCGGACACACCAACATGTGCATAATCTGTAAGAGCTTCGGTAAGTTCGTTAAACATCTCGATGACTTCTTCGTCAGTGGCACCACGCAATTTCCATGCGTGATCGTCTTTTCGTCGTAAGAAATTGATATCATCATCGAGAATAAAAATGCGATTTTCTTTTATACCAGTCGCATGGTCAAGAATAGCATTACGGGTAAGCATAACACCTTCTTGACCAAAAGGAAGAATTGTCCATTGTCGCAGACCAATATTAGTTAAGAGTTGTTCATACCGTTCTAACTCCTCTGGTCTAACGACAACAAAGACTGGTAGATCTTTCGGCCAAATCCAAAGAGCTTGTGCCAGCCTTGCCATGTAACGATTGTAAGTAGGGATGTAGATCTTCACATTAAAATCTCCTCTTCATACGCATCCCAAGATGCGTTACCTTTACCCATTTAGCATATTCACAGAGCCAATGCTCTACTTCACGCATTTCCCATCGTGGCCACTTTGTTGGCCAGAGTTCTTTGTTATTACTCAAATCAAGTAGCTTCATCATAGTCTTAACAATCTTCTCTCGCACATTACGACCGGCTGGCTGTATTGATTCAAGATCGTCATTCACTAGGAATGATAAACCACGACATGCTCCTGGTCCAGGATTCGCCCACGTTCTTATATCAGTTGCTTTTCTGCCAATATAAGTATGTCGCAAATCACTAACTATCTCATACGCAATAAACCGGCCAATGCAAGGATACGTTTGCAAAACTTCCCATATACCTTCTAAAGCAATTCCCATGGCATAGTCTCCATGAGTTGCTAAATGTAAGGCATCCTCCTTAACAGCATCCACCATGTACAAAACACCATCTAACTTATTCATGCCATCTGGTGTCTTGATCACATAGGCTGCTCCCACAATTGGCTCGATTCCATGTAATAATTTCCGAGCTTTGCGAGAATCCCAACGATCAAACAATCCATTGTTATTAAGTATCTCCATGGTCTCAATCCGATTAAACAATCGGCAAGTCACCATAGCTAATAATACATGAGGATTCTCTTGCAATCGATCCCGCACGTTCTCTCGAATCCACACTGTAACTCGATCATCCTCTCGGAATACATTACAAAATCGCCAATCACGAAAGGCAGGATCTTCCGTATAAGGAGGAGAAACACCTGCCTTTCTCCGCAGAAATATCTCATACCGCTCACGAGCGGTACTGAAATATTCTTGTACTCTACTATCTTGCAGGTCAAAGGTCACATTTAGCTCCTGAACATTCAACACCAGGATTAAGGATCTCCATTCCTTTCTCGGAAATAGTAGTCCAATCCACCTTACGATAGTTCTCTATCAAATAATTCCAGCGAGACTCGTCTGCTGGCGTGACTTCTTCTCGAGGAGCAAAAGGAAACTTCTTGTCCAATAAACGAGGAGCAAACGACATAGCAGCAATTCGATGTTGATTCTTAAGGATCAACTCCACCACAGCTTCCTGTTCCTCTGGGCCCAGGGTAACAGTCGCTGAGACGTTGTGCGTGAGATCCTCGTCGCTTTCGTTTCCGGTCATGACCCAATTATCGTATGTTAAGAAAATGAGCTCCATGAATTCTAAGGCTGACATTTCCTTTACCGTCTTAGCAACTGTTGGTGCTTCTACAGGAAAGACGATAGCTCGATCCCCATTAGGCTTCTCCTCCACCATGTGGGGATTATACCGCATAAAGTGTAAGAGAGCCGGTTCAATAGGATTTGCAGTTACACGACGGAAATAACGACGAGCATGGTGCGGATGAATCCCACATCCTACACCACCAAGTTCTAATGGAGCCGTGCCACCAGGTTTAATAGTAGTGGCTCGGGAACAAGGATTAATACCAATTTTCCTGGCAACAATAGCATTGGTTCGTAACACTTCCTTTGCTGCTTCTCGTTGCAAGTTAGGATCAAAAGCAATATCTGGATTATCCATCATACCAGTCATCCCGACACCAAGCAAAGCATCTCGTCGAACTATCTCCTCTGTTACACTGCCAAGAAATGGGAAGTCTGTATAACCGGCTTGCAATGTACCGATCACTGCAGCAGCGGTTGCTGCTCGTAACAATTCTTTGCGATTCTTGGCAGCAGCAACATTGATTTCACACAAGTTACAGAAACTAAATCCTGTATTTCCTTCATATACAGGATGAAGTCCAATTTCCCCACAAGGATTACATCCATAATCCACGTTGTTAGTAAAGAAGAAACCAGGATCACCAAATCCTTCTTCTGCAATGCGAACAATACGACGAAATAAATCTTGATTCTGTGTTCCTCGGAAAAGCACCGCAGAGTTATTCGCCATAGCACGCTGGCTATTCAACCCTCGCATCGGATCATAATTGCCAGTGGACTTGGCATAAAGCATCTCAGTATCTTGCGCAGAGAATAAACTAATAAGGCTACTCCGTCGGATTCCACCGGCAAGAACAGCCTCTGCTGAATAGCAAACTATATCATGGCATTCTATCGGTCGGAGTTTACGACCTTGTGCTTTAAGTAGCACACCACGTATATTCTCCAACGCTATCTTCAATGGTAAATGGCCAGGAGCCAATCCACCACTTGTCACTAAGAGCTTCCCCTCATCTCGAATTTGACTGTAATTAAACTCAACATGATAACCCATTATAAAGCTAATTAACAATTCATGAAGAGCCTGAGCCCATCCTTCACAAGAGTCAGGAATGGTCACATGTTTAACTTTACGGCCAATACGAGCCAGCTTATGCAGCTTTTCTACATGTGGCCATTGGACAGAAAATCCTACACCGCAACCACATAGCAGGAGATAAAGGATATCACCAAATACACTTGACCGATCTATTAAGGTGAAGGAACAATTATACATACGAGCATTGGCCACCTCAATAGCTTTACCAGCAAACTGCATGGAACGCATAGAAGGAAGAACTCGTTTTTGAAAAACAAGTTCAAAACTATTGATAATCTCCGCTCGGCAATTCGGATATTTCTGTAGATGCATATTCAAAACATGATCCACTGTCTCTTCGTATGTCTCCCGTCGACCTTTATCATTATCAAATCGAGAATACTTAGAGAAGTGGATATAATTTGCCAATGCATCTGGATCTGGTTTTAACCGTTGCTTTCTATCCTGTGCCCGCTGTTGCCGATAAGTAATATATTCCTTGGCCACAACAGGATAGGAAGCCATAAGAACTTCTTCAACTAAATCCTGTATAACTTCAATATTGATAATCCCCGCATCGATCTTCGGTGAATCTTTTATTCGATCTACCACCATATTGGTAGCAGTATGAGCCATATTAACATTTTCGCCTGCCTCGTGAAAAGCACTCATCAGTGCTTTATGAATCTTCTTCTTATCAAACTTTTGCAGGGATCCGTCCCGCTTCTGTATTCTCAATCTCATGGTTGTTGCCCTCGATTCCTAGATCATTAAATAATTGTTTACGACGTTCCTGCATCCATTCAGGTAGGTCTCGAATAGAAGACATAAAATTACACCAGCAACCATACTTACCACAAACTAAGCAAATTGCTGGTGAACATTGTTCTTCATATCCATCGGTTCGAGCAACCCAAAAGTGGCTACATTCCATACGTCACCTACAAATAACAACTTTCTCGGCTGCTCGAGTTATAGCGGTATAAAGCCATCGTCGAGCATTCTGCCGGAACACATAACTTTCATCAAAGATAAACACACTATCCCACTGTGAACCTTGAGCCTTGTGTGTCGTTAAAGCATATCCAAAGTCGAAGCACTGAGCACTCCGGATCTCCCAATAGGGTAAATCCTTTTCTCTCCCTTCAAAGTAATGCATATGAGCTTCGACATCTAAACTATACTCATCCCCATTCCGAATGAGCAGATTGATTCGGTCCTTACTCCCCAATCCCTCTACAGGTCGCACTGCCTCTGTGTGCCAGATCGTACCGTTGAGCAGTCCTACCTCATGGTCATTCCTCAGGCATACCAGCTTATCCCCTTCCACTGGGCAAGGATCCTCTCCATGGCCCAGGAGACGACGCATGCGGGCATTACACCGGCGTCTGGTAGCATTAGCACCGGTAAGGATCTGGTCGGCTGATCTAACAAGATCCACCGGAGGCTTACCCTCCATGACTAGAGACTCCCCGTATTGACCAGGCCTCAATTCCTGGCCCTCTCTAACTCGTGTTGCGAGATCTATAATAGGATTATCTCTTGCCTGCCGGTGGATCTCGGTAAGCATGATATCTGGTGTCTTACTGGTGAAGTATCCTCCTCCCCTGACAGGAGGCAACTGAGCTGGATCTCCAAGAACTAATACTGGTACATCGAAGCTAAGTAAATCCTCCCCCATCCGCTCATCGACCATGGAGCATTCATCTATGATCACCAGATCAGCGTCCTCGACGGGGGACTCGAGATTAAGGGTAAAGGCCGGTTGTTTTACGTTCTCCTCCTCGCGAGAAATATCTGCCCGCAGCTGTTTCAGCTTAGTGCTGTGCTCCCGTTCCTCTGGAGATAGTTCAACTGCCAATTCTGCATAAGCTTCCTGTAGCTCCCGGAGTCGTTTCTTGGACTTCTCTGCCGGCACATAGATCAGCTGGTGTATGGTAGCTGCCCCAAAGCATCCCTTGTCCCGTAAAACTGAAGCAGCCTTGCCTGTGTACGCACCAAAGAGCACACGTCCCGCTCCATCGGCCAAGTATTGAGCTAACGTGGTTTTACCAACACCAGCAAATCCAAACATTCTAAAAACTTGTTGTTTATTTGGATCTTTCAGCCATCGTCCAACAGCATTAAGTGCTTCTTGTTGTTCTCTATTCCATTGCATCATATGCCCCCTGTGCCGCTTTATACACACATTTATAACTAAGATGAGGAAATTGTTTTACCAATTCTTTTATAAATCCATTCTTAGCCTTTTTTCGATTCTTCATGTGTTGAAAATAATGATTGCGAATTATTCTTGCTTCTTGTTTTGTTATATGTACATTAGGATGATCAAACCCACATATTTGTCTGCCATGAACAATAGTATCTTGTGCATTTTCTTTATTAGTTCCCCATCTCAAATTACAAGAATAATTATCTCGTTTATTTCCATTCAGATGTCTCACACAATTAGCCTCTACTGGTTTTACACCATTAAAAGTTAAACAAACAAGATAATGAATCTTAAAATTATATTTCTTACCAGCAAGAATTAAGCCCACATGCTCATATCCTTTTGAAATTCCTGGTTGTAAGATTGTACCATCAGATTTTCTTACTCTACCTTGAGAAGACACTTGATAAGTGGTATTTTGTATGATTTTCCAAATCTCTTTCATAATGCCACCGATAGGAGTTGAACCTATCCTCGGAAGGATATGTGGGCCTGCCGTGTCACCGGACGGTGGCAAAAATAGCCCTGTCTGCTAGGCTCAAACAGGGCTATGGGGGATGGCCCAGTCATTAAAATGGTTCGTCACCATCACCGACTGGAGACACTGTCTGGGATTCATGAGCCGCACGTGCCTTACCGCCACGGATAGCTTCTACAAGAGCCTTACCTTCAGCGAGGAGACACTCAAAATCGGATCCCGGCAGGTTAGCCGATTCGGCCAACGAACCGTGCACCGGCTCGATTTTGAAATTCTTGTATGCCTGTTTCTTCTTGTTCACTTCATCGACTGAACTTATTGCCAATCGGAAAGCGAACATCGGCGGTCGACCTTTGATCGTCCGCAGCGTGGTCATCAAGCGTTTGTAAATCTTGATCTTGGTAGATGTGAAGGCCAATACAATCGGACTGACAGATTCTTTGTCGTCCGGACCTTCCAACAGAAGACCATAAATGTAAAACGTCTCAATGAGATCGTTACCTTCTGGCGTCTTCAGTTCATTAAAGGATGCTGCCGACTGTCTGGCAATGCCAACAATGTCAGAATCCAACGTGTGGATCCCAGCGAATCCACCACCACTGTCCCGAGGAACCCATTCGACATAGACATTATCTGTGCAACAAGGCACAAAATATGCCGGAGCCGGAATGAGTTCTTGTGTGACCGTATTAAACAGGTCACCGGCTTTGGCTTCCTTGATCCGGGACGGATCTGAATCTTGAACCTGCGGACTTAAAGCCTGCAACAATCCAATAAACGGGATCACCATGTCGTTCGACGTCTGGTTTTCAAAGCCCATCCCGGAAAAATCTCCGAAGTCGGCTTTGGCCAGCACGCCTGCTGCCTCTTTTCTTGCCAGTTCGTTCTTCTCTGTCATGATACAATACTCCTAAAATATACGGTGGACTCTTTAACGTGCTCCAGCGTATCGGCACGATCCCTTAGAGTTAAAAGCGGGATCACTTTACGTCTATTTCAGCAAAACGCTGTTCAAATACACCGAATATATCGTGGGGAACTTCCTTACCATCTTCCAACATTTTCTTCACCCACGCTGTAAGTGTTGCAGCTTCAACCTTCATGTCCTGCCGCACACCGGCAAACTTAGGCTCCAATTCCTTCATCAATGCTTCAGCATCGTCGCCTTGCTCACGGTTAAAGGCAACCTGTACTGTACGTTTGATTAAGGTATCATATCCATTATCGATAAGCCATTGGAATGCCTCTGCCTTCCTTTTCCCGATAGAGGCTCGTATCTTCTTAACCACCTTCACTCGAAGTCCATCCTTGTTGCGGAACTCCTCAAGCCCAAGGGTGTCGATCATGTACTCAGGAATGGTAAACTCCTCCAACTGCCGTCGGTTCTCTTGGGCTTTCTTGAGGGCATCCTCAGCATCAGCCACGGCAGTACGAGAGGCAACCAGATCCTTAATCATCTGGTCTAGTTTAGCGAATGCCTCGTCGGAAGGCTTCTCCTCTGGACGAAAGTCAGCAAATTGATCTGGGGACATCTGAATCTCCTTTAGGGCATTGCCGGTATTTCTTTGCTGACAGCGACATAGAAATACCGATCACCATCTCGGTTTAGCCAGAAGCTCCCGTTGGTGGTGATATTGGTTACTTTGAAATTATTATACTCGATACTCATTAGCTCCTCAAAGACATCGCAGTCTCGATTGTTGAAGAACTTAATCTTTGTATCGTCACCGTCATTAAGTATAATAGCCGGAAAAATATCGTGAGTCGCACTCAGCGGAAACACCAAGATAAAATCCGGTACACGTTCCAGGTAATGTAAAACCATTTGAATGGTATTGGCTGATGTACCATTACCCGTATAAAAGCCAACATCAATCCTGGCATTACTGCCAAGACCAGCATAGCCAGATGTTAACCAGTCATTCGCCATATTGGCAAAGTCCTGCATATTCACCTGACCGTCGCCATTCCCATCCGTTATTGGCTGCTGCGCATGCACCACCGCACAAATAACAGCAATGCAACAAACCAATAAGCCAATTGCCAAGGTCACTTTCTTTTTCATGCCGATTCTCCTATTAAATCCAGTCTTTTATATTATCGCCAGTCACCATGCTGGCGACATCTAGCTTCTCACGTAAAGAGCCTATAATTCTCATATCTATTGGGATTCCATGAGCGACAATATCAATGTAGTTTACAGATTCTTCCGTATCTGCTCCCCACCGGTGTGCTCTATCTTCTGACTGTTGACGATGTTCTAGGCTGAAGTCATTGCTATGATAAATCACGGTCTTACCTAATAAGGTCTGTCCTGAACGAACACCATCCGTCTGTACATTAGCAATGAGAAATTGCACATCTCCACGTTTGAACTTATCCAGTTCTTCTCCACGTTTAGGACCAGTAATTCGTCCATCTACAAATACACAACGATCCTTTTCTCGCATGAAGGCATGATTACGAAGCAAATCTATATCTTGAGTGAACCGTGCCCATATTAAGGCTTGATGACTAAGATCTTCACAAGTTTCTATTGTGCATTGTAACCGTCTATTAATCTTATCTATTGGTTGTAAGGTGGGATCATCATCACTTGCTGGTAAATATCCACAAGCAATCTGTTGAAACCGTAATAAACGATTAATTGCTAAAGGAGCAGAAAGTGTACCATTCTTTAATTCTACCATCAACTCATCTTTTAATTTCTGATAGATCTCTGCTTGCTTAGGACTCACATCAAAATATCGTTTAGAATACAGTTTGGGAGGTAGATCAAAGACTTCATCTTTAGTCACACGAGAACCAAGCTGGTGTAGAAGCTGATGAAGTGTATTTAGATTCTTATAAGCAACACACTGCGTAAATGTTCGTTCATCCTTACGAACAAATGTCTGCCAGAATCCAAAATATTGTTTGAACATACTAAAGTCTAAAAGACCAAGCCGTTTCCAAATATCTGGATCTAGAAAACGCAATTGATTGTACACATCAAAAGGACTATTACTACAAGGAGTCCCACTCAAACATCTACGATAATCCGCTCCAACTGTACTACTCCCCATAATCCTACGAGACCATTTAGCATTAGGATTTTTTACCCGCTGACTTTCATCAAGAACATACATGCAACGTCGCTTCTTCAAAAAGGCTTTCCATGCATCCCGTCCTCGATCGGTCCATATAGCTGGATAAGAAATGACAAAGACAGCTAAACCATCATGCTTCAATGTCTCATTAAACGATTCTTTATGGTATAAAGCATCTGTGCTATACCAAATATGTGCACGTGTTCGTTCAGCAATGGCATCAGGAAGATGTGCTGGCAACTCATCTGATACCCAATTCCTGTGTACACCATTAGGAGCAATAACACAAAGGCCATCAATCTCATCCGCATCATACAGCATAGCTGTTGAATCTATGACAGGCTTAGTCTTACCTGTCCCCTGCTCCCAGAATAATCCTCTCGATGGATCTATTCCATGTTCTTCAAATTCTTTTCGTTGATGATCGAAAGGTTTTGTTTTATATTGATAACTCATATGTCATTCAAAACAATTAACACCAGCTTGTTCGTTTTCTCTACCTCTCCTGATCAAATCAAAAAGACCAGGCAGACCAAAAACCTTAGTGGTCTTACCGTTGATTGATTCCTTTGGCTGGAGCCAATTTGGAATCCCTTTATTGAAGAGTGCCCACCTGGCCGATGGAACACAATACCAATCAGGGTAATAATATTGCCCCATTGGTTGTTCATCTTGTTGAACAACCGAAGCCTCAACCGATTTAAGTAAAATCGGCTCAGGCTTCGGCTGGTGGCAACCAAAGCCGATCCCGAGGCTAACCAAGAACCTCGGGATCTTCGTCATCATCCATTCCTTCCAGCATTTCGGCAAATATATCTCACTTAACAATTTCTAAGACTCCTATGGTCTCTGCGTAACTCATTTCCCATTCTTGCCGGCAATAGTCTATAGCATCATGAATTCGTCCAGCCAGATATACTGCACCATTGCTCGGCATTACAATGTTCCGCAAAGGTCCAACGCATACTTAAAAGCAATCATCTTTTCCGCATGCGATGTCCCAAACAAGTTCGAGTGTACACGGCCATCGGATTCTTGTACCGATTTGAACCGGCCACGCTCGTGATCCTGCCATTGGCTGATGGCATTATAAGCAGCCCACGCTGTTCCACGAATACCATCTAACGATTGCTCCTTATTCTCAAAGTTCGTCTGCCATCTGGCAAGTAACGCATCTCGTCGTTCCAGCTGCCGTTCGAATCGCTTCGTATCCCTAGGATCGTCCGATTCGGCATGTTCAGGCACGACTCCAAACGTTCTATCATATACGGACCGGAAATATTCCGCAACTTCATTCTTCTTCAAGTGCTTCGCAGCGAGGATCCGCACCTGGGCTTCGAACTTCTTGGTCTCGTCCGTGATAAGCCCAAGGGCGAGGCGAGCGTGCTCGATCTTAGTCTTCACGTCACCTGTGTGTTGGAATGAGATTCCACGGCCAGCATCCCGCTCCGACCAGCGAAGGGTGTTGGCACATACCACCCGAACGGAAGTGGGATAAACTTGAAAGCTGGTGGAACCATCGTGGCTGTTGCGGATCAGCACGTATTGGTTAAGGACATCCTCATCGGTGACCTCGATATTCTGTGGCAGCTTGACCAATGTAAAGATACATCGGCCATTACGCAGCGAACCGGCTGTCTCTACAACGACGGACTTGTCAACTTCAACCAAGGCATCGGCGAACTCAGCCATCTCTCGATTACTGATCGGCCGATAACCTGCTCCCACCATACCGAGCAAATACTTGTCATCCGCTTTCACGTGAGCATTGTGAGTCGGGATCTTGAACTGACGCTTCTTACCATCAGGATCACTGTACATTGCCACCACCGGTAGCAATTCAGTTTCCCAACCCAATCCGATCTGTTCAAATGCCGGCCAGACCGTTAAACCGTCCGGGATCTCAACTCCCAGTCCATGCCATGCACGTTGACCGTGCACCCGCACTTCACCAAACACATCTCTTGCTTCGATTTCATGACTCATGAATTTTCTCCTTATCTTAATAACTACTCGTCCGAGGGGACATTAATGCATCCTCACAACCTTTAAGGTCGTGACCAAGTGTAACAGCAATCATGCTGTCCGGGAACCGATCCTTGTCAGCTTCCGCTTTCTCAATGAACCGCTCCATGGCTTTGACCTTATCTTCTCCATGAGTTTCCTTAAACTTCATGAGGGCAATGCCAACATCCATGGCGGTCCAGCCATACTTTTCCAGATACTTCAAAATCTTCTTTTCTAATTGCATGATCTTCTCCCTTAGCACAAGGCCAAATACGTGAAGAACGCCAGCACTAAAATAGGCTTTAATTCTTCAAACTGTGTTTTGATAAGTTCCATAATTTACTCCTTAACTATTTATAATATAACATATATTTTGACGCTGAGCTCCGGAAAAACCAAAATTATTTGATCTTTTTTAACTCATCCTCGATATTGTCAGCAATATCACCGGCCAAATGAGCACGATTACGAAGAATTTTATTATCGGTCTCATCAGCCTCAATCTCAAAATCAGCAGCCAATTCCATGAGCTTATCTACCAAATCATCCACAAAAAGACGAGACAGGTGACCGGCTTTAAGCCCTTCGGTAAATACTCGAGCCACTGCAAGATCTGTTGTTCGTTTCATAGCTTTCTCCCTATAAACCAAAACACCATTTTCTTCGATACCAGCCATTCTTAGCCACAATCCATTTCTTAATCTGAGTGACCTTAAAGTTACTCCGATCAATCGTCCGGAGACAGGACTTCGGACACCAAACCCAATAATCTCTATCACCCTTTAGGTTTAGTTGAATTGCTTTTGCCGTTTCTCGGCCAGTTTCAACATCTATTAGATCAATCCACATAATCAATCTCCACCTGTAGTATAAAATATGTTTTGTCGCAAAGCAAGAAAGCTCAGCCAGCTGCAGACTTTTTTCATGAATATTTCCACACTTCACCTCAGGCAACCAGTACAACCGATACATTTTATCTCAGGTGTTGAAAAGTGAGGGAAAACCAAAAAGAGTGAAGTCGCCCAGGGGAGTAGAGTCGGGAGTGAAGTCGGATTACTCGGCTGGTGGCTCTATTTACTTTAGACTTTACTCGACTTTACTCGAAAAGGGGGTAATACTTATAAAAACCAAGACGAGTCCAACCAGCTGCCACTGGTGCTGCTGCTGCCAGCAATAGGAAATGGAGTGAAGTCGGTAGAGTCGGTAGAGTCCACGTCGATTTTTCGACTCCATGACTCCCTGGGCATGAGGATCACTCATTCATGAAGTAGAGTCGGAAGTAGAGTCCAGGGCTAAGAGTAGAGTCGGAAACGGAAACGCTCCAGATCGACCCAGATCGATCGATACCACAGTCCCCGCCCTACGGCACCTTAGATATTAGGATTTTAATGCCGAGCCAGGCGACAGCGATGATGCCGGCAACGATAAGACCGACTCCGGTGATGATAGCCTTACCCCGTATGGACGCTGTGGTGATTCGCCAGTCCCGGAGGAACTGGAAGTCCCGCTGTAATTCTATGGGCTTGGCCACATCTATCCCAAATAGGGTAAAGGTCTCCTTTACGGATTCCTGTACCGTTGTTTTTACCAGACCTGATAACTCTTCCCGAAACTCTTCTCGAGTCATGAGAATACAGTTCGGATGAGTACACTGCGGAACTTGTTCGTTTGTTTTCTTATCGTCTGCCATATTAGTATTATACCCTAAAGATTGCGTAAGCATCGGTGGAGGACACTGGCGAATCCACGATGAGGATAGTTTCGTTCCTCACTCCCCCGAAGTTTACTCCGGTTGCATAAACCTCTATTGTATCACCTGCCGTAACACCCGTCAGGCTCCCATTCGTATTCCCTGCAGTTATTATATCCTGCCAACTACCTCCATTGATTCGTGCTCGTATTGTACCAGATGTAAATGCTGTTCCTATATCAAGAGAATAGCTGCCAGTATCAGGAGCAGTCCAAGCAGGAGAAACAGCACTGGCCGCAAGAACACCAAAGTTAAAATCACCACTTAATTCTGTGGAACTGACATCAAATTCAAAGATGGCATCTTGCAATGCAGTATAATCAACAGCACTAAGTGTATGTTTTGTTTGTATATCTCCTCGTAACGAACTGGGAATTACACCGGCATTATAACGAAGAACTCTTGTTCTTTCAATGAATACAGTATTGCCACCACCATTATAATCTTCAGTATAAAGAACTGTTGGTGTACCGCTCATGTTCCATACTTTAATACGATATTCAGTTGAAGCTTCAGAAGGAGCAGCATCATTATCATTTACCTGTCGGATATTTTCCTGATATTCAAGATAGTCTCGTCGCTTAAAAGTAACTTCAATGCCAGCAGCATCTAAAGAACCATTTGCATCTAAACTATGCGGACCGGTATCATAATCCCCTGCTCCATTACAATCAAAGCCAATAGGTGGATAAGGTCTAAGATGTCGATTGTTCATAACCACTGTCTTAATGGTAGCATCACCCTCTGTTAATTCCCCATCCGTTGTTCGAGTAACCAACTTGGAGAAGACTGTGTTCCCATTAGCCCAGGAGCGGTTCCCAATTCCTCCACCGGCAAAAAGGAGATAGACCTTGCTGCTTGCTCCATGAGTGGTGATCGCAGAATCCAACACACCACGATATACATTGGCTAAACGAAGATTGCCACCAACATCACTTGCTGATCTTGCTAATATGAATTCAGAATCAATGAGAATTAAATGTGTGAGATCGTTACCGAGAATAGTATCGTCCACGGTTTGGAATTCATCCAGCATTTCATCGACATTATCCGATGCAGGATCTACATCAATAGTGGCATCAGATACCGCTTCACTTAATGTGCCAACCAATTCTCCTATCAATAGGAATTTATCAATAGTTCGTTCTGTCTCATAGATCGAACCACCACCATCTTTGCGAGTGCGTAGATCAAACTCCACGCTGCCATCGTTTTGGTTCCTACCTGCTGCCCATATTCTGAATGGTAAACTGTTAGTAGAAGCATCAGGATCGCGAATCGATATAGCAAGCGGAGCCTCTATGACCACTGATTCTGCAGACGGTATTGCTACAGCTACATTACTCGGTGGTGTCCAACCAGAAGCAGGAGGATCACCGAAGGAAGGAGGCTCTGTAGCATAAACATCCTGCACGAGAGTAAGAGTGATACGACCATTTATCAATTCACCAAGATCAATGCGACTTACTCGCATAATAAGATTCTCAAAGCCAAGGGCAGCCGATGTCCATTTAAGAACAGACGTTGGTGTAAGCTCCCACATTTCTCTGTTTACGATAAGAGTTGCCTTTGCTAACGGAAAACTTAATGCTCGTAATTCTCTCCAAGCAAGAGAATTTGCCAGAGTGGCATCCTTTACTCCAGGAAAATTTATGCTTGATTTTACAATTTTTTGTTGAATATTATAATTGGCCATATCTTGAGCCAAACCAAACGTACCAAAATAATCTCTTGCTCTATCTTTGAATGGAGTCGTAACATAATTTGTGGTGTCTTGCCATGTACCACGAGTAAAGTCCTTGACTTCCACAATATTCGTTTCACTAAGCACAGGGATAGTGGCAGGGTTATAATCGTTGCGAGCCAGTTTAATAGTCCACTTCCCTGTGCTCGTATCTAAAAAGATCACCCCATCCATCTGTCGTTGAACTTCTTCTAATAGTTCTGAGATATCCCGAGCACTATCAAGTATGAAGCTGAAACCATTACCTTCACTCTGTAAGGTAGTTGCTGCAGCATTAAATGCATCTTCATCTACATCTGCAGGTGGAAAATTCAATCCCCATTCTCTATTTGTTATGATTTCATAAGCAACATAAGCAAGGTTCGCATCATTACCATCATTGACTGCTTTGGTGAGACCACCCGGTCCCTCAGGAATACGACGTAACTCAAATGACCATGCTTTTATATTAGTAGAGTTGCCAATATATCCATGTTTAAATACACCATAGCAAGTGCCACGATAAGCTGGTGTATCTCCTCCCTCTTGTTGAAATGCAGATATATAAGGATTAACAGACTGCACCAAACTGCCATTATAAAAATTAAAGTTTCCTACAACACCACCTTGACCAAGCTCACTTCCACCAAATAAATTCGGTTCACTAATAGCAATATCACCGGAGGCTTGTGCTCCAGACCAGACCTCCTCATCCCCAATCCATATCCGACGAATGTTATCTACTGGGCCACGACACAATCCAAATTGAATCCCGATGTAATACTCATAACCAGTCGTGATTTCATCCGAAGAAAATAAACCAGTTTTTACTTTCTCCTTGATAGCTTTCTGTTTAAGATCTCCGTACCAAATTACATTTGGTCCCTCCATTTTAACAGTGCCCCAGATTAATGGCACCACTCGTTCTTCTGTTGTGGTTGGAAACGTAAAATCTCCCAATGCTGCTGGACGTACATTTTCATTCTCAGGTTTTGGTTTAAGAACTTCGCTGAGAACTAAGGCAGCAGCAAACAATAATAGAGTAACAAAGAAAGCCATATTATTCTGGATGCTCCGTTGTTTCGAGCCAATGTTGTGCTAAAATAGATAAATCCATTAAATTAACAAAACCATCACTATTAAAATCTCCAAGAATACTATCCCTACCTTGAATATAAGCATTTTGATTTATTGACAAATTTCCGTTTCCATGAGTGGAATTAAAATTAAAAGTATTAAAAATAAATGTGCCAGAACCTATTAGAAAATGTCCGCCACTAATAATATCAATACTTAAAAATCCTGACCACAATTCAACTCCAGTAGTTGTTCCTGAATTAAAATAGATTATTTCAACATTAGAATTCACAAAACGAAATTGTGTATAATTCCCAGCATTAATAGTTGCAATAATAATATCTTCATCTTCAACCAAGATATTGGAATATTCCCATTCAGGAAAACTTGCTATATCATTAGGATTACTAGGCACTTTCCCGTCACACCAATTATTTGGATCGGACCAATTAGCCCACCCACCTGGACCTCTTTCCCAAATACATTCTTCAGCAAAACACATACCACACATCACAAAAACCAACAGAATCATAAATGCTTTTCTCATGTTAATCTATTCCATTTCTAAAGATATCTTTTTGTGGCACAAACGCAAAGCCACCATAATTCTCCACATTATTGAATTTAGCTTTACAAACAGCAATGGTGTGATCACAACCAGCAAAGATTGTAACGTCCTGTCCATCTACATTAGACGGAAACGGTAAAAGCAAAGTAATGTCTTCTCCAGTATGATCTATAATCAATCGCCAATCATTCGTTTGATATTGCACATATCCACCAGTCCACCATTTATCAGGATAACCATCACCTGAACCAATGCCTGGTATTGTCAATACATTTCCATCAACATTAGTTACTTCACCCGTAAAACTAAAACTCCCAGAAGATACTTTACAACCATAAGTATCATACAAAATATGGTTACATAATCCCTGATAAGTAAACCGAGGCACCTCTTTACCAAGTCCATAAGTAAGAGGCACAACAGCCAGTTCACTTTCATATCCATTCTTGGTGTATGCTACTGAACGAACTATGCCCTTATAGATCACAATCAATTCTGGTGTTGGTGTATCTGTTCGATGTCGTCTCTTGATCGTGAGGGTGCATATCTGCCCAGGGACGACGGCGATGAACTCATCCGCCGGTGCAGTCCCACTGGGCATGGTGATTGTAAGAATTTCCTGCCGTTGTTCTACTCCAAGAAGAATGTTAGATCGAGCAATCGAAATAGGTAAATAGGTTATAGCACCTATTGTGATTTCATCTTCTGCGGATGTGTAATTATATTGAGTATCAGACAACACGAACTCATAAAATTCGGTTGGCTGACCGCTTTGTTCTGATATTTCAAATGCATTATAATCTGTCATGCAAACACAACTTTCACAGGAAAGCTAAGAGAAGCATCTCCAATAGCATTGTAATGTTCAAAGGTAAAACGATCTGTGTCTGCTCGTACAAGCTCCACATATTCAATTCGCTCGATGTCTTCTATTTCAATATCTTCTGGCCAGGCCACATCTACAATTATCTGTTCATTCTCAGCATCTACTTCACCGGCTGAATTAATGTTTCGTACAAGGATATCTCCATTAGTTCGTATAACACGAATAATACCACGAGAAGGCATGCGACCTTGTGCGAATTGTGCAAAGCCAACATTCACAATGTTAATAGTCTGGCTTCCATTTTGCAGTTTAATGGTGAGTTCAAACTCATCGTAAAAAGTAGGCATATAGAATGATATTTGCCGGCCACGTAAAGCATGAAGCAATCGACGAACATCCCACACATCTTGTCGACTGTGCATTATGAAGCCTTTTACTGCAGTCCGTTTCCCTCGACTCCATGGACTACTTATACCAAATGCACCAGTTTCATTATCAAATTCCACCATTCGTCTGGCAAGAATATCACTCATGTCTCGCTCAGAAGCATTCGGTCCATCTAATAGAACCTTGCTACTAAGTGTATTAAATGCACTGGTGTCTGCAAAACTATCTCCAACATCATTATCAAGAACACGAAACTTTATAGCCATGTTTCGATTATTGAATAAAGAACGACTACCTCGTAATGGGCTTGTGGTTATAGCCGTGCGGAGTGGATAGACTTCTGTACCAGCAGGATATGAATTGTTCAAAGGACTGGTAAATGTAATAGTCTGGGAGCCAAGAGTAGCAATCTCCAAAGCATCATAGGTAAATCGGTCCGTGAGGACAATGGCCATACCACCTTCTCTATAATCTCCCAACGTCGTGTCATCAACGGAGATCGATGACTGCCCAAGGGTGGCAGCAGCCGTGAGAAAAGAAGGCTCATGCCAAATTGGTAAGCCAAATACACGGGATTGCCAGTCGAATAGTAAGTTCTCTACGAACCGACGAGTGTTACCATCTAAGGCCAAAGCAAATTCGAACTCCTGTCTCGGATTCTTACGATCAGCAACTCGTTGTTCTGAACCATCAAGATGCTCCATGATATCAGTAAGAAATTCTAAGATTTCCTTGACAGGAGCTTCCGGTCGTACAGGAAACATGACAATACGACGACCAGTTATAAGCACACTAACTGTATCAACGTCAAATACAAAATCAAGTGTATCGTTAAGTGTTGGGCTGCCTTCTGTAGAAACTTGTAATGTTACCACAAATCCAGATTGTGGCTGTAATATAGTTGGTAGTGAAGGAAGGTCGGGAAGCTCTACTCCAGCACCAAGATTATTTACCACTTCAGTGAGAGTAATGTCATCCCAACGATAAGAGCTATAAACTGTGATCTCATCAGTTTGTGTAGAAAGAATATTGCCAAAACTAAATGCTAATGGTCGTACGATGGCTTGTTCAAACCAAACATCAGCTTCATCAAAACGATCGTCAGCATAAGCAATGGCATCGTGTTTATCTAAATTAACTTCAGTCTTCGGAGAAACAGGATCTAATTCACAATCACCATCAATAGGAATATCTGGATTAAGACGAAGAACTGTTCCTTGTTCACTTTGTGCTCGAAGAATATATGAACCTACACCAGTTGGTACAAAACGATTTGTACCAAGAAATTCTGATAGGGAAACACGATCATCAATTTGTGCTATATAATCTGCCATCAAGTTATCTTTTTATATGCAATACCCCAATTCTCTGATTCATTTTTATCGCCTGTGTTTTGTTTTCTTACCGCAGGGAATATAACCCATGTATCACCGGCCACACTTACCTCATCTTTTGGAGAAAAGCTCTTCATATTCAAAGAACGCACATCAGGTTGGAATCCCATGAAATAAAGATTATCAGGTGTAGGTGAAAGATCACGATAGAAAATAGCATTAGCATTTAATGGTAAAAACCCATCACCAGCATTACTAGGCATGTTGATAAAATGATTACCAATAAATCCACCAGGACTACCACCAAGAAAACGAATTTGATATTCACCGGCCCGATCAGACCAGCTGGAATTCAATGCACTAAATTTAGCAAACGTTCCCCATTTACTATTTACAGGTTCACCAGGCAATCCTTCTGCATGCACAGTGGCAAAACGATTTGCATAGGTAGAACTTGCTACTCCTTGTGAAGGAAGAAGGATATCCTGAAAATAATTATCAGGAGTATAAGTTTGGCAATGGGCATAAGCATATTCACCACCAGTCCAATCCCAAGATTTTTCTAAAATACCAAATCCAAAATGCCGATAAATATAAGGTGCAAATTCAAGAACCACGTGTACATAATCTTCCACGCCATTACCTTGAAAGAAAGCATGAGAAGTATAAGGACCGGCTCCAATTTCACTTATCAAGCGATAACGACCTGTGTAAGTAGGATTATCCCATGTAGCAATAGGAACAGTTGAAGGCCCATTTCCTGAATCATCCGTATGTGCCCATATATTTGTACCAGAACTTATAAATCCTAATGATTGATACATTGCTATACTAGCAGCAATGCTAGAATTCCATTGAAAATGAACATACACAGTGCCCTTATGAAGAGAGAGTTTACCGTGTGTCCCACCAGATTCAGCCGTATATTGATCCTGAGTCCAGCCGTTCGCTTGACAGAACGTAGACAGCTGACTCATAAGGTCATTCATGCTGCTTGCTGTTCCACTTGAATATGCCATAATTAGTTTTCCTCAACACAAAAGTGTGCATAAGGCACTGAATTTGCTCCCATTTGGAAGACTCTAAAGTATCTGCCCCCCGCTGTAATTAATCGATCTTCAACAGCAATGCCATCTTCTGCACTTAACCAGAACACTCCATTTATTTCACCAATAACCTTAAATGTCCCCACTCCTTCACTTCTCATAATAACACAAGGAATAGGCCAATATATATCTCCACCAGAATCAGGTGAAGGTTTGAATCTTACATCTTGTGCAGAATATCTGTTATCCTGAATCACATCTTCCCAACAAGGGGAAACAAACGTGGTAAACAAATTTTCATCTTGCATTCCACTGGTGCTTGGTTCAGAACAAGGATAAACAAAGTATCCAGATATAGCACCAGAATTTTGTATGTAGCCTCTATAATAATTACCATTCCAAACTTTATTCCATGACGCATCCCCATCACGAAATTGTCCAGGACCAACAGAAGTCTCACTATAACAAGTAGGATCAGCAATGCTACGCACATCAATAGGAGCAGTTCCTATATCACGATCAAAACGATCCGTCGATCCACAAACAAAGAGCGGATAAGGAATTTCAATATCAGTTCCGAATGGATCTAACAATCCAAGATAGCAGGATTGATAGTTACCAGATACATTTGCTACCACAATGATTCTTCGCACAGAAGCATAGAACCAAAAACTCATAGAGGCTTCCGATAATAATACCACTGAACCATACTTACTGGTTCCTAACTCACATCTCCCTGGGCTTAAACCTGGTTGTCCCTCCCAATCGGAACCACTTCCATATCCAGTATAACCTGCCAATTCCCATGATACTTGATCTTCATTATAGGCATAACCAGTTCTTATACCAACAAAAACAGCATTACCACCAGTGCCACTTCCTTCCCACATATATTCATCTCGTGTAGGAATGAAAGTAGGAGTTATTAGTAAACCAGTTCCTGAACCACCAGTTGTGGGTTGTGAACCTGAACCATAAACATCATAATCACCAGGATCATAAACTTCAATCGCAAGAACTTGTCCACTTCCACCAACAGTTAATACTTTGAATTGTGCCTTAGATGTACCAGAAAACGTATCATTCAAAGTAACAATATCATCTACAGCATAACCACTACCATCATCACTGATATTTCCAGAAGCAACTTCGATAGGACCAGTGGCAGCAGCAATGTTCTTAATACGATTCGTCCAACCAGTATCTGCCATGGTCAAATCCATAGTAGCACTGGAACCAGTTCCACCCGTTACAGCATTTGCTGTTGTAGTCGGATCACCAGAATAAGCTCCCGATTGATAAACACGAACAGCAGTAATATCACCAGAACCACCAACAGTGAGAACCTCTATTTGAGCGGTCATACTACCTTCAGCTGTACCACCAGCGACAGTGAGAATATCACCAACAACATAACCAGTACCAGCAGCATTGATAGCCACTTCCGATACATGTCTATTCGTAACAAACTTATCAACAAGATCTAATAGATCTCGATAATCCGTTGCTGTTCCACTTTGAAACGCCATTATGATATTCCTTGTATAGCTCGTCGATTACGATGAATTATATTCAATACTGCCTTCTCACCATCTGGAGTAGCTAACGCACCAGCCACTTCATTCGGATCCGTTACATTGGTTATATGCACATTCACTTCCGGAGCAGCCGCAGCCGCAGCTTGCTGTGCTGGTACAATATGGCCAGGTCTATCCGGTATAAATGGCTCTGGACCTTTCTCTCCAACCCAATACCCATGGCCAGGAGTTACTGGGCCACCACCCTGTCTCGATGTAGCAGCACTGGCAAATAACCCACCGAGCATACCCGCTGGGCCACCGATCATCCCAATAAGCCCAGAGATAGCTTGTCTTGCGAGCAAGCGAGTAAGATCCGCAAGGATGGAATCCACCAGGCTGCTGAAATTAAACTCACCAGTCTGTACAAATTCCACCAACGCATCTTCCGCACTGTTGAAAGCATTAACCAAGGTGTCTTCTACAGCTGCACCTGTGTCATTTACCTTATCTACAATTCGATTCAAGCCACGAGTCCAACCAGCTTCGGCTGTGGTGGAAGATTGAAGCATCTGATCCTGTAACTTACGATAAGCCTGCGTTGCCTGTTCTTGAGTGATAACGTGGCGGGCAACTTGAGAATTAAGTTCAGCTTGTGCAGCAGTGAGATCAATCGTTACTCCACGAACTTCATCCAAAGCACCAGCCACTTGTTCCAATAACTGTGTTCGTTCAAGCTCTACACGCAATTGATCTTTTTGAGCATCCGTAAGTGTTATTTTTTCTCGTGTAAGTTTATCTGTGATCTTTATCAGTTCATTTTCAACTTCACGTTGTTCATTGGTCATACGAAGCAATTTCTGTAATTGTTGTTGCTCCTCTATTTGTTTCTCAAGAGCTTTTTCGGCGGGGGACTTACCTGTTTCCGCTGCGGGAGCACCACCAGCGGCGGCTGTAGCCAGGTCTGGTCCCTCGCCTTGTTTTGCGGCAGCAGCCTCTGCCCTAGCAATTGCTCGGTCTAACAGATCCTGAACTCCATGAATTCTGGTAAAGCCCTCTTCAAAACCACCAATAATAGCATTACTAAAATCTGTAGCAGCTTGGCCAAGATCATTTTCAATTCTACCAAGATCTACAGTCTCTATTTTCCCTAAAGAAATTTCACTCAATGCCTTATCAATACCGGGAATAATGTCAATAACCTTATTCACACTTCGGATAAGACTGTTGATAAGATTCTCTGCTTTTTGAACTAAGAAGTTTATGGCACTGATAGCACCATTGATTAAACCTTCAATTAAAGCAATGGCTCCATTCACAGCAGCTAATAAAGCAGAAATTATTAGATTCGGGAATTGCTGGAATAATCTACCTAAAGCATAGAACGAACCAACAAAGAATCCAACGAAACTATCAGCTACTTTAGCAGCAGCATGTAGGAATGAATTCATGTTAAAGTTAATGTCACCAAAGACAGAAATAACAGCTTGCCGTAAAGGTTCAAACTCTGCAACCCACTGCTTCAAAGCAAGCATGCATCCGCCAATAATATCCTGATACTCTGCAAAAGCAGCAACTCCAACATCACGTAACGTAACAGAAGAGCCTTCAGCCAGTTTAATCTTATCACTAAAGACTACCAATAAAGTAGTCGCAGCAGTGAGAGCTACTAACAATGCACCAACAGGATTCGCAGCTATTGCAGCAGTAAGTGAATGTATTCCTCCACGAATAACCTTTAGAGTTCTACCAAATAATGTACCTTCGATTCGAACAGCACGAGTGGCTCTTCGTAAGTTCGTTTGTGCAGCAGTGAGAGCAGCATGTTGAGTTACTAACTGTTTCTCCAGCAAAGCCACCTGTGTTTCCATGGCAGCTTGAGCAAAAAGAGCTTCTGTAGAACCACGAACCACTACAGCACGAGCCATCTCTGCCCGTACATTTGCCAATACAGCCTGAGTCTTTTGTAAATCTGCAGCAGCAGCAGCGACTTGTGCAGCAGCTTGTTGACGTGTAGCTTCCGCTGAACCTAATAGTACAGCATTTCCCATCGCAATCGTTCGATGGAATTTATACCACGCTGCTGATGCCAGAATTGTTTGCTGCACAAATGGTGCCATCTTAATAGCAGCGAATGTTGCACCAAGCACAATGGCAGAACGAATCACTATATCCAAGTTATTAGCAAGCACAATCATTACTCTACTTAACGATTGTGTAGCACCAATAGCAGTATTAGCCTCACCAATGTAAGCAACAACAGAATTGCGCAATACTTGCCAAGCCTGACCAACAGTAGGAATAACCTTTGTAAAGCGTTCAGCCAACTCTTCTCGAGCATTCATGAATGCCTTAACAATTATTTCACTCGAGATCTTTCCTTCCTCACCCATCTTCTTCAATTCACCACGAGTTACACCAAGCTCATTAGCAATAACCTGACTCACAGCACGAAGCTGTTCCATGACTGATCGAAGCTCATCTCCCTGCAACCGGCCAGAAGCCAAAGCCTGACTCAACTGGATAATACCCATTCGTGCCTCTTGAGCATTAGCACCAGAGATCAGAATTGCCTGGTTCAAACTCTCAGTGAAATTGAGGACATCTTGTTGACTAATCCCCATCTCTCTAACAGATAATGCCACACGGTTAAACAGTTCAGCATTATCTTCTAACGATGTCCTGGTTCTATTACTAATTGCCAACAATTCTCGAGTCACTGCGTTCAATTCAGCAGTGCCACTTGTTGCCAATCGCAATCGGTTTTGTAGATTTGTGAAAGCATCTGCTGTACGAATAAGTTCTCGCACAACATAACCTGCTCCCAATGTGACTAACGATCTCTTAAGAAGATCTACACCCTTAGCTGATAGAGTTGCACTGTCACCAATGTCGCCAATTCTTCGCTTGACAACACGAGTTCCTTTCTCTTCTACAACTATAGTAATTCGTTCGGTAGCCACTATCGTTTCCCTGTATCAATTCTAGCACCACGAACCGCAGCCACTCCAGCTTGTACTGCTGCCTCAACAAACATTGCTGGAGCCTGAGCAGAACTTCCTTCATTAAGATAACCAATATAATCAACATTATTGGTAATGAATACAGTTTGCTCTGGTTGCCGACTCGTGATAACTTGCTTACCTTGTTCTATTGCTCCTCGAGCATTCCCCGTCTCCCCAACTTTGTCTGGATTCGTCCCCTTGGGCAAGGGTTGATAGGGATCTATGACCTGCTCGACAGGATTGCCCAGGGAGACGAGCCAGTTGGAGCGGGCACGACCGGTGTCCACAGGTGTGGCGAGAACTACAGTCTGATCAACAGCCAGAGCACATTGCTTGACGACCCGATTCGTTTCGCCAGGAAGGTTATTCGCTCGGATCTTGATTCTTCGGCTGAAGCTCTCTAAGCTCACGTTGCTCTCCTATTTCTTAGACTTATTCTTCTTTTCGTAATACTTCAGGTATGCCGAATCAAGATACCTAATGAAATAAAATAGGTCGTCTCGCTGTTCTCCTTTTATCTCATGTGCTACAGCATAATCAGCAATGGCAGTCCAAGGGATAGGGCATACACTCCAGCCACTTGGACGACACGTATTTAGATCCAAAAAGGCTCCATAATATAACTCAAGTCCAATCCACATTTCAGGTGCATTCTGAATGCGTTTTGGCAGAGGAAGCCGTTCCCGCATACACTGGTCGATAATCTTCTGCTCGACTGGTCCTTGCTCTATTGAATAAAGCAGGACCGCTACGAGTTTTTTGCAGCAGATTCGTCCAATTCTGCTCGGAACAAGGCTCCGGCTTGAGCCTGTTGTTGGATGTCAAAGAACAAGTCGGGAAGATTACGGAAGACCTTCATGACATTATCCTTATTTACTGGCAAGAGTTTACCTTTTTCGCTCTCCACGCCAGCGTCTTCCGGATCTATACCTTTTTGCCATTTGGGATCAGCATCATTACCAACATTGGTCTCCCAATCCAGCACAACCGTATCGGCATACACTTCCATGAGGATCGTATTCGATCTATCATTATCGAACGATCCAGCAGCAATTGCACGTCGGAATGGTTTGGTCTTGATATCCAAGATCCGAGCGAACTTCTTATTCGCACCACCTGCACGTGCAATGCGGATTCTTGCATCGCCATAATCAATGACGATACCTTTCGACTCCAACGAGGAGTCTGTCTTAAACTGTCTTTTCAAGCTCATAGTGTGCTCCCTATAAAAACATTAAACATCAGCCAAGCTCGGCAGGTAGTCATAGAAACACATTAACAAAGTGTGGTCTAAGTCCGAGCTAATCTTTGCACCAGTAGCAGCTTCTTTGCTAAGCGGTAACGTGATCGGTGAGTCCTGCTCCACGTTTGCACGACCATCGCCCAGGGTTATGAGCGGAAGATCAATGCTGATGCCGGCATTGGATTTAACCAAATGGGCATCGAGCGTAATGTCCGAATTGTTCCGAACAGCAGTCACTGCCGCAATATCAGCAAAGTAAGCAGTAATGTTACCTCCAACTTGGAATGTACCAGCAGTAACATCGAATGCACCAAGAACGCCGATTGCTTTATTCGGCGAAATGTTGTTGTTAATGGTCAGTGAAATATCTGTCGCGAAAGCAAACAGAGCCGTAGGACAGGCATCATCTTCTGCATGCACCGCTAACTTAATTCTACTGAAGTCGGAAGAAGTATTGAATGCATCGGATTCAACCAGACTTACACGAGTTCCTGCTTTAGGACCAGTACCACCAGTGCCATCACCAGACGGACGTTGCTCATGGTCTGTTGCCACG